CTTCGGCGTTGGTGCAACACTGTACGACCGCATGGAAGGCACAATCCGTGTTGCTGAGCAGCACAGCGATTTCTTCGTTCGAAACGCAGTAGCCGTTTTGGCCGAAGAGCGCATTGCTCTTGCTGTTAAGCGTCCAGAGTCGTTCGTTGAGGTAACACTTAACAGCGCTCCAGTCGCTCCTTAATAGCGATTAATTAATAAAGCTTTAGCCCCACGCTTCTCTTCTCACTCGAGAAGCGTGGGGCTTTTGCTATTACCCGATTCTTTTGATATAGTGAATAAATCATGCAAGTAGTATCACCAAAAGATATTTTTGAACAGGTCAATGGTGAGCTCGTCAAGGTAGCAAGAAAAGGCGAGCGCATCAGCATTGAGCAAGCTAAAAAGTACAAAATACTTCCAATAGCTTCCTCTGATTTGTTTAATATCGAAACCAAATAAAAATCATCATCCAGCAGCCAAACTTATTGGCTGTATAGATGTTGAATTGGCCTTAATTACTGGCCATTTATGGACAATAGCTTTTAACGCTGCGCCAAAATTCAACGCCTAGAACTAATTTTTTTGTTTTAGTGTATTATCGCAATATGGCGATTTTGAATTACACCGACCTTGAGCGCTTTATGGGTAAAACTTTTACAGATACCCAACAAGAAGCCGCGTCAATTATCTTAATGACGCTAGAAAACGAGTTATCATACTACTTAAACAAGCCATTATACGCTCAGGTCTTTACTAACGAAAAGCATATGCTTGAGATGGGTCAGCGTCAAATATTTTTGCGTAATTCACCGGTACGCAGTGTTACAGCATTCAGTGTTGGAATGAATAACCAGATGGTTAATCAGGTAATTAGTGATTTTGATATTTATCCGTGGGGTATTGACAACGTAAGAATTGCTGGGCAGGGCTACATAGCTTTGGTTACTTATACTGCCGGCGTTTATGACTCGGACTCAGTAGTGCTTGAAAGAGTTCTTTTGACCTCAAGCGCCAGAGAGATGAGCAAATTTTTAGCAGATGCTCAAGGCCTAGAAAGACTCAACGTTGAAGGTACCGACTATGTTTTTGGCAATAAGGGTGAATCTGGATTCACTACTCAAGAATTAAAAATGATTAGTCGACTCAAAAGAAGGATAGTTAGGTAAACATGCGTGGGGCCACAACCCTAATCAAGGTTCGACACCACAATCCAAATTCGATTGACTACATAAATCAGTCAGAGGGAATTTGGACTGTGTTGGCTGACGATGTAAGTGTTTATGGTTCAGTACATCAAGACGCGGCACGGGAAATAAGTTCCGATGCTATTGGCCAAATTGGTGAAGAAAGAAAAATTGTTATACGCCTACCGCTTAATACGGATATTGAGTACGGGGATTTAATAGTTTTAGAAAATATGAACAGTGTTTTGAATGGTACTTACGAAGTTGAAGGTCTTGCTTTTACTAAAACCCATCTTCGCGCTTTTTGCAGAAGGTCCCTAAAAAATGGCTAAGCCACTCACTAACACCCAAAAAGTATACGCAAGTTTTGCCGGCGTAGAAAAAGTTGTAAAACAAATAGTACTTTCTGGCATTTATGAAATGCGCGATGCAGCGGGAGAAATTGCAGATGTTGGCGCCGGTGAAGTGCGTGAATTAATTAGTAAGCCGGGAACGCATAAACCATATATCCATAAAGGTAAAATTCGTTACTCTTCGAGTCCCGGTAAGCCCCCAGCTGCGCAGCCGGGAGAAACTTTACTTCCGTCTATTACCTCTAAAATAATTAGTAAGACAAATCAAAATCCAGCGATAGCTGAATTTGGCTCCACATCCCCAATAGCTAGAGAACTTGAATATGGGACAAAAGATGTTGTGCCTCGTCCGTTCATGCGGGTCGCTGCGTTATCAATGAGACATAAAGCCGTGGATATAGTTACGAAAAGATTGATTAAGGCGTATACCAGAAAAGCTCAAAAAATCAATGCGGCTTCAACTGTTGACATAGAAATGAATATGTAATGCCGGCTTTTGTATCCATCCCTGCATCCATAAGAACTATTTTAGTTTCGGCCTCACTAGCTGGGGTTGGCTCAAAAATTTTTAGAGATATTGCGCCACCTCAAACAGCCATGCCATATATTACGATTTCAGATGAGTTAGCAAACCCGCCGTCGCTTCTCGGAGACAAAAAAGTTCTTAGCCGAGATAGGTTGGTTCAGATTTCTGTGTGGCAAACCAGACAGGCTGAAGACCTTGAATTGGTCCGGCAGATTCGTATCCTTTTGGATGGCGCAGCTTTGGACTCAACCGAATTAGTTTATGGTTGTCGAGTTTTTGATACCCAGCGGCTATTCGATTCAGAGCATGATAGTGTTCTACATTCAATTACTTTAAGAATCCAGCAAAAGGCTTAATATGGCACTAACTACAGTGACAGTCACCGGCACTTACGTAAAGACCGGTACCGGGCTGCCTCATTCCGGCACAGTTAGGTTTATGCTGACAGCGCCAATGCGTGATGCTGAAACAAATTTTATTGTTTCCCCACAAGAAATAAAAGTAACCTTAGATAATCAAGGTAGCTTTGCTGTCAATCTTTACGCAACTAACGATTTGACCGTAGAACCAAAAGGAGTAACTTACGAAGTTACCGAACGTTTAGTCGGCGCATCTCTTCATAAATATTTTGTTTCTATCGACAGAAATGCTATTGGTGGAATTGTTCAGCTGGCCGATATTGTCCCTAATATTAACCCCGTCGTACAGTTCAACTATGCAACGGTTGAATACGTTGACCAGCTAATTCAGGCAGTTCCAGCTACAAGCTTAACCTTCGTCCCAACCTCAGAAATTACGGCAACTAATGTCCAGGCAGCTATTGAGCAAGTTAGAAGCCTGTCCAAATATGTACATGTTCAATCATCCCCATCAACCAGCTGGGTGATTACTCATAATTTGAAGTTTTTCCCTAATGTGTCAATTGTAGATAGCGCAGAAACGCATGTAATTGGGGAGGTTGTTTATAATTCACTCAACCAGTTGACGGTTGGATTTACGAGCCCATTTTCAGGGAAAGCGTATCTATCTTAGATAACCCTCTATAAATAACCTACCGGTATGACGTATTCTCTATGAGAGCGACTTTATTCGGAGGCCTTAAATGAAATTCGTAACAAATTTAAATCTCACCCAAAATCAAATTATCAATGGTCGTTTTGAGTCTGTAGCCTCCGACCCAAGCTCAGATAATTTTGAAGGTAGGTTAATTTACAACACCACCGAAGACACCATCAAAGTCTATACAGGCTCTGTATGGCGCAAGATGCTTCATGGAGTTACTAGTGCTGGGTCAGCATCAGAAGCCCTAACTATTTCTGAATCCAATGGCGCAATAACAATTACCCCGAATCTTGCAACATCATCCGATGATGGTGTTATGTCGGCGGCAGATAAATCAAAACTTGATAATGCCTCTTCGGCCGATGGTGTTAATACTTTAGTTAAGCGCGACGGGAGCGGCAGATTCCAAGCCACAGCCCCAATTGCCGACCTTGATGTAGCAAACAAGGGGTACGTAGACGCTGCTCGAACGGGTCTTGATGTTAAGGCTTCAGTAAAAGTTGCCACAACAGCACCAATCAATATTGCTAGCGACCTTGAAGCCGGTGATGTAATCGACGGCTACACACTTGTTGCTGGCGACCGAGTACTTGTAAAAAATCAAAGTACAGCTTCCGAAAACGGTATTTACATTGCCTCTGTATCTGGTGCAGCATCGCGCGCTACTGATGCCGACAACAATGCCGAAGTCACACCTGGAATGTTCACATTTGTTGAAAATGGTACGACAAATGCTGACAGCGGTTGGGTTCTTATCACCGATGGTGATATAACTGTTGGGACTACCGGTCTTGCTTTCTCTCTCTTCTCAGTAGCTGGGAATATTCTCGCTGGCGACGGTCTCTCCAAGAGCGGAGATGTCTTAAACGTCAATGTTGGAACCGGTATCGAGATTTTCTCAGATGCGCTACGTATTAAGTCAGATGCCGCCGGTTCTGGTCTTGGCTACACAGATGGTGTTTTGTCAGTCAACGTCGGAGCAACTTCTGGTCTAGAAATTAGTTCAGACAATGTTGGCATCAAGCTTGATGCTGCAGTTGCTGGTCTGGCCACAACTGCTGATGGCTTAAAAATTAAATCAGATATCGCCGGAGATGGTCTTACATATACCGCTGGCGTTCTCAGTCGAAATGCAATTGACCTTGCTCAAGGCTCAGATGATACAACAGGAACCCTGCCTGTTGACCAAGGTGGTACCGGAGCAACTACAGAAGCAACGGCTCGCGAGACCCTTGCTGTTGGTGGAGATACTGGAACAAGGACATCGACGACACCGACACTTGCTCGTGTCACCTCGCAAGTAATCGGCAACAACTCGTTGACTTCAATTGTGGTAACCCACAATTTCAATACCCGCAATGTAACAGTTCAGGTATTTGACTCAACAACCTTCGACACTGTAATTTGCGATGTTTATCGAACAACGGTAAATACTGTAACCCTTGGCTTCTCGGTCGCTCCAGACAACGGTGCTTACACGGTAGTAATTACAGGTTAAGATTTAAAAATAAACACCTCGAGGGGTGTTTCATAAAACAAGAAGACAGTTGAGGCTGAATTCGTATGGCAAAATTTGTTGGGTCACCGCTACGCGGATTTGACTTTAGTACCGTAGCTGATGAAGCACTTTCAGCTCGCGTACATTCCGACAATGTTCCCAGAATACGAATTGATGCCGGCGGTAAAATTACTTGGGGTCCGGGTAACGTTGCCGGAGACACCAATCTATATCGCAGCGGCGAGAATCTTTTAACCACCGATGATGTTTTTAAAGCTACCGGTGGAGTAGTCACTTTAACTACCAATGGCCCACCAAATGCAGCTTTAGAAAATGGCGCGCTCGCAATAGATATAACAAATGATGATTTTTATTTTCGCTCTCAGGGGATTTGGACGAAGGTAAGTGGGAATGCAAGCATTTCAGTTAGCGATACCGCGCCAGTGGATGCAGAATCTGGGGCGATGTGGTTTGATTCAACATCTCTTCAGTTGTTTATATATTACGGCTC